GGCCTGTAGGCAACATTCGCATTGTTGCTACTCCTTCTGGGGTCGTTAAAGTTCCACGGCTTCCTGAAGTTAATAGTGCAGATCCTGCTGTTTTCTTGAGTTGAGCATTGGTTGGAATTGTTCCTTGTAGTGGCCCAGTAACAAGCGCGGGGCCGGTCAGTTTTGAGATTGCAAATCGCGCTGTTAACTGGCTTGCAAGCGTCACGACACCTGACAGTGATACGAAGCGAATAGCCTGTATCTCGACGCTATAGGGTGTCTTCTGCCATTGGCTACTGCTTATTGTGAAGTAGTATTCACCGGCTGGCATTGGGTTTAAGAATTCGAGTTCCTCAGTATTAATTACTTCGTTTTGATAGGCGAATCCAAAGTCGTTGATTTGGACTGGCTTCCGGTTTGCGTCTGCGATTGCTACAGAAATATGAACGTCGGTGTATTTATTTATTTCTTGCTTGCGAATTCGCAAGCCTGCAGGGCCAAGCGTTTCGATCTTGAAAAATATGGATGGGGCTCCTGTCTGTGAGCCTATCTCCCCGGAGAATAAGCCAAGAAAATTGTCAACAATACCTAAATGGCGTGATTTGCTGATCGAGTTGTACTTGACCAGACTTGGCTGAAGGTGAAACGGAACCGCAGGCTTGAATGGTCCGCCATTTGCTGGCGACGTCGCATCATTTCTAAAGCCGACAGAAGAAGTTGTTGAATTAAAAATTGCAGCAGCCAGTGCCTCGATGATCGCTCTGGCTAATGGAGTCGATATGTAGGTTGCGTCAAACCTGCCAGATTGTGCTGGCAGGGTGGCAAGGCTCGTTAATAGTGTGTCGTAAAAAGCTGCAGAGAATACGCCAGCTTCTGCGATGATGAAAAAGCCTTTGGCAAAATTGATTACTCCTTCGTCTAACGCAAAGCCAGCAGAAGACGGTTGGGCCTTTGAATCCTTTGCAAAAATTGCCTGCCCGGCAGACAGACTAAAATCTTCTCCTAAGAGTTGAGAGTAATAACCTCGAGGCGCATCGACAGAAGATATTGTGTGATTAAAGGATGCTGAATCTGCAGTGAAGTAACTTTTGTATAGCCAGAATACCTGTTGAAGAGTAAACTCGTATCGCCTGCTTGAAGGGGAGAGTCTATTTTTAAATACGTCTCCATTTAGCCCTGTCGTGAACTCAGCTGACTCTGCTTCAACGTCTTGCACACCAGAGAGCAGCTCTATGGCAATGACTTGTGACTCTGTTCCCGTACAGCTTTGGTTTATGGACGTTATTGATTCAGTGCCATCTGGCAGCAGCCGATCATGCACTGCTGTCCCAGGAGCGGACCCACTTATCGCTTGAGTTGAAATCCTAGTTGTAGTTCCACTAGGCGTTGATGAAGAATCAAGATTCTGTTTTGTAGCGCTAAAATATACGACTCGAGAACCACCTGAGTTAGCCGTTGCCAGCGTCGGGTAAAGAATCGTAGTCGCTAAAAAGTTTTTAGAACTAGCCGCGTCATTTGGAATCTTGCGTACATTTCTATAGACAACAGAGGTGGTCCTGGTGGAACCATCCCATGGCCCTACTGTCTCTGCATTGGTAGCTGCAAATTTGTAAGCAAGGTGATATCCATTAGGGCTTCCGTAGCTGCTTTTAATAGTTTCCCATCCTTCTCCCTCAGGCGCTAACGGAATCGTTGTACCGCTTCCGTTAAATGCAAAAACAATTAGCAAGTCATTGGGCTGATGGCCCGGCATGGCAGCCGTTGCATTTTCGCTTGTTTCTGCGCCTACGAAGGTAACGTCGCTGTTGAGCCTGTATACAGCCTGGACTTTCGTCTTAAAAGATCCAGTGCCAGCAATCTCTCGCCGACAGATCAGATCGGCGTTTATTGAGGCAGATATAAATGATGCCGTCCCAGCGGCGAGATCGGAATGAACCGCTGGCATGTTTTACCTCGATCGGTGGATTAACCCAGCGTGATGGCGCCTGAGGCCTGGTCAAAGTCGATCGTCAAGCTTTCACCTGTATTAAGTGTCAGGTTCGCGCCGTAATCGAAATAGCCAATCAGCGGGTCTGCTGGACTGGTTGGCGTGGTGTTGTAAAGGTAGATGTATCGGAAAGGCCCAACAGTACCTGTTGAGCTAAGGGTCAGATCGTCTAGGACTAATCGATAAGTGCCTGAAGACTGAGCAGAGCTGTCGGTCGTAATGTCGCGTGTACTGAGATCCGTGTAACTGATTTGAGTAACGTTCGCCAGAACGCAATCAGCAGTGGTCGATGAAGGTGGAGTCGTCTCTGAAGCCGGGGCAACATTGCTCAGTGCGAGCACGAGCTGATCGCTGCCGAGGTTGTGAACTCCCTCACTCAAGTGCTCGACAAAGCCATTGAGTTTATTAAAGACAGCCATTCTGCCGCAACTAAGTTATTGCGTCAGTCTAAGAAAAACCAAAAAGGACTATACGTCAAATAGTCGACACTCCACATCGTTGGGATTGTTATCGCAAAAGCTGATAAATTTCTCTCGAAGACTTGGCTTCGCTGGCTTGGTATCGTCGTCAATCGGCGCGAAAAACACATCCTGAGGATTTTTTATTGAAGCAGGCTTCTGCATAGGGCAGAAACCGTCGACGCAATCAGTGTCCTTAGTCATCTGTGATTGTCTGAATAAAGATTCCAGGTGCCACTACACATCGGCCAAATGCATAGTGGGTCAGTTGCCAGCCCGTTGAAACTACAAAAACCCGGACTCCTGGACTGTTGGGGATCTGCTCCTGACGTAGTTCTTCTTCGGAGCATGTTCATCTTATCGACGAGCAGGTGTTGGTTTAAATCTTTTTCTCATGATCTTGTGGGTATGGGGACGAACTGCTGCAATGAAGTCCTTTGTGGATTCTCGTGTGAATTGAATCCCAAAGCTCTTTTCCCTTCTTGCCATGATCTTGCATTCGAAGTTATTGGCATTGCACCAGCCAGCCAAGGCAATATTTCCCTCTGGAGAAAACCGAGAATGAACCTTACCGATTCTTCCGATAATTCTGCCCCGGTCAGACCAGAGCGCTGACAATCCTCCAATACCAGTGATGTCCAGGATCTGAGGAGTGATGACCTTTTTGTCTCTTGGATACATCAGTTCATAGGCCCTGTAGAGCTCATCACTTCGCACTCGAAGTCTTACGTCGTCGTAGAAGCCATCGCATGGGAGGACATCGATTACGAATTCAAGACTCCCTAGATGCGAATCACGAAGCTGTTTTAGCTGGTGGCTTAAGTAAGGCCTTTCCGTTTCACTGCGAATGATCTCCAGCCAAGGCCGTTGTCTTCTCCCCTTCAAAGCTATTGTCCCTACCCCCAAGCAGCAACTCAGTACGCGAGCTACGAATTGAGCAGACATCTGGTGTAACTCCTTTGAAAAGATGAATGCGGCTGGGTGGTGCGTATTGAGTCAGTGCGTCTTGCACTTTCACTGTCTCGCTCGGCGCAAAATACAGTCTTGGGTGTTGACGATGTTCCCCAAGGACTGGTTGTGCTCCCGTAAGCATCGAGATCCAAGCTTGCATTCGAGCCCCCTCCGTATAGGTTCTGCCTACACGGGAAAGTTCTGCGCTCATGTCCGGCTGTATGTGAGCCCCTTGCGCCCAACACCATGCGGCGGCACTTGCGCCAAGCAGGTCAAGCGCGGTTTGGTTGATCAGCCTCTCCCCGCCGGGGTACAGCAAGTTGTAAACAGGCCTCAGTTTGTTGGTAGATACTCTGAATCTGAGTACAGAGGTCTGCTTCCCATTAGCTCGTGGAGAGCTTTTGTAGGGAGTAATTACAGCCCTAGAAGGCAAGAATTCCTTGAATTCACGTACCTTGTCTTCGAGAAATGCCGATTGATTTACACCAGCTGTCAGAGTCAGCTGAATATAACCACCTCCTGGAGTGCGATATGAGACAAGACTCCCATCAGTAAGAAGTAAACTCAGCAACCCACGGACATCTACTACGTCCAAATTTGCTCCCTATAGAACACCCCTATAGTAATAAGAAGCACAACGATGTGCTTATAAACCCTTACAGCTGAGGAATTTCGATCCATGTGGATTGATAACGATTGGTAAAACACCTGGTCGTTGTAAAACTGGATGAATTGCTGGAACCCTAAGTCGAAAGATATGGCAATCAGCAGCGAAGCCTTGGGTACACCTAAGGAACGTTCACAGACTACCTGAGGAGTAAAGTCTCCTTAATAACAGGATTAAGCGTCCAGCCCTTTTAAAGGTGAAGATATAGTCGGTGCCCTGCGAAAGCAGTGGATATACACGTTCCCTAAGCTGCTAGGTGCTGAGCTCTACCGCCCACATCCCGGTTATATCATCGAGATGGCCGTAGAGCCTGTGGTTGTTCACGACTTCAATGGAGTCCCTTCAGCGAAAGCTGATTGACAAAACTGGGTGAATTGCTGGAAAGCCGGACCTGAAAAGGAGGCCAATCAGCAGCCAAGCCAGATCACAATCTGGAAGGTTCAACGACTAGATCCCGAGAGGAAACTCAGTAATGGATCCACGAGTGCCCAGCCCCTTATTTAATAAGGGTGAAGATATAGTCTGATCACAGGAGTCCTTAATCCTGTGGGAGCGGATAAAGAGCCACTCCGTAAACATTTGCGCGAAACAACCCGGTCAGACTGTCCAACTTGATCGCTACCGCTTCTGGGGCAATCCTGGTAACAAGGATTCCCGTGAGCGCACTGCTGATCAAACTTTGGGCACAGCATCTAGCCGCTCTATTGTTAAAGACAAGGTTTTGTGTAACCTCAAGGAGTACACCGGACCTGCAGACCCTACTGATGCAACTTCACCTTCAACCTTCAAGGTTGCTCGTGAAACTCTGCTCACCGCTCAGCGCTTGCTGCTTGATACCGGCAACCTGAACGTCTTCCACCAGTCAATCGGTTCACTGACACTGTTGGACGATTACCGCCGTTGGCGTGATCGCGTTTTTGCTGACGAACTTTTCAAAGCAGAAGCTGCTGGTCCTGCTAGCGACAATGCTGGTGGTTACTACTACCCGCTCGGCAAGACCAAGGCATCCTCCGCTCCGTTCCTTAACTACGGTGCCGGTGAATCTGCCAAGTTTGACGTAAAGACAGACTTGCTGCAGGTGGTCAAGGACATGCGTAAGCGCAACGTTCCCACGTTCGCTGACGGCTACTACCGCTGCATTGCCGACCCTACGGCAATGATGCACTTGAGACAAAACGACGCTTTTAGGGAGATCGCGCGCTATGCTGGCAACGGCATGGTCAATCCCCTGCAACCTGAGCAGGCTCCTAATGCCAACTTCTTCTATGGCATGGGTCCCGCTTACGGACAGGCTGGTTTCGTGGCTGGACAGCCAGTCATGCCCACGGGATTCCTATTTGAGGGAGTTCGCTGGTTTGAATCCACCAACCTTGCTGAGAAGTCTCTGCAAGTAACTGTTGACGACGCATCGATCACCAGCACGGTGACCACTGCTGCTCCGATGATTTTCTTCGGACCTCAGGCAGTCGGCGTTGGCATTGGTGGCAACAACGCTCAGATCTTGTTGAACAACAATGATGATTTCTCACGATTCATCATCATGATCTGGTCGCTGTTTGCTGGTTTTGAAGTGCTTAACCGCGACTTCATCACCATTGCTTATTCCTTCGTTTATTGATAGGAGTAACTAAACAATGGCAAAGAAAATTTTCCCCGGTAACTGGGTTACCGATCTGAGTAGCTACCAGGGTCAGCCTGTTGTAGCCGTCCCTGGCCGTGTGTATTACCACAAGGTCGGTTATGCACTCGTTAGCTCTACTGGTGCAGCGTCTTTCGACGTTGTCATCCCTAGCCCCGACATGCGTGCTGATGACAAGGTTCGCCCTGACATCACTGGACTGACTGTGCCTCAGGGCGCAACTGTTTATTCCCTTGGACTGCGTGTGGCTGACACTCGCAAGGACAAAGGTGTGGGCAGTGCAACTTCCGGTCTCGTTGGAACTAACACCGAGACTCTGAAGCTTGCTTCAGCTGCAACTGCAACTGCAACTGGTCAAATCGCCGCTGCCGCTCTTGGCACTGCGGCTGCTTCATTGACCGTTGCAAGTACAACTATTGCTCCTGGCACTGGCCGAGCAAGCAGCGCTGCAGGTGCAACTCTTTCTGGCGATTTGACGCTGAAAGTGTTCCTCTGCACATCCGCAGGCAACGTAGCCAGCTCTAACACTCTGAGCTCTACTGCATCTGGCGGTACTCCAATCATCTGTGAAGTCTCGTACTATCTCGATGATGAAGTAGCCAGCGCCGATAACACGATGCTGCCTTACTTGACTGAGAGCTGATTCTTCAATCTTTTCTCTAGTATGAGGGCGTCTGGGCCACCAGCCGCCCTCTTTTATTGCATGTATGGCGCTGTTTCAAAACACCAAGACTGGCCAGTTGGTCGAGTTTATTTCACACCACGACAAAGAGTGGGCAATGGTGAAGAACTCCAGCGGGGCAGTTGCTTATGTAGCTCTTGTTGACTTAGTCGGCTACGAGGCGGGGAAAGGCAGAACTGGAGTCTCTATCGAACCTCAGAGTGCAGAGGTCGAAGTAGACGAAGATAAGCTTCCCGAAACAATCATTCCTTCCGACACGAGGTTAAACCTCAACGTCGGCACTGCTGAAGGCATCGCCAAGCATGTCAAAGGCATCGGCTACGCAACGGCTAAGAAGATTGTTGAGCTCAGGTTGTCTCTTCCTGGCGAACGATTTAAGAATCTCGAGCAGCTTAAAAAGATTGGTCGCGTTGACTGGGACGAGGTGATTGGAGCTGACTTAATTTACATCGACTGATTCGCATAGAATTACAGAAAGGTCGCTGAAAATCATTGGAGCTCAACGACTACGACAAAAGCCGTTGTCGCTTCCATTTGGGATACAACGTCGGAGCTAATCTCCCGGCGGGGGATATTGCCCGTCTGGAAGAGGCGATGGCAAGAGTCCCGGATAGTTATTTCTATTCGAG